TTGAAATTGATGACCTTCAGATGTGGCTTGAGGACTCTCACGAGATGCCACAGGCTTATTGGGATGCCGTAGAAGCAGGAACCGACCAAGAATACCTTGCTGAATGGCTTGGCTACGAATCGCCAATGAAGATGTACACGTACGAAATGATTATTGAGTACAAGGAGGAATCCTACAACGAGGATGGCTACACCAACACTACGAGCTATCCAACCTCACACATCAGCAATCCACCTACCAAGATGGATATTGAATTGTACTACAAGTGGATTAACTGGGCAACTGAAGTCGCAGCAGATGAGTACTAAAATCAAATCCGCAATGGCTCTCTTTTTTGAGCAGTACCCTGAATTTAGTGAACACACTAAAGAGTGCTTCATTCACATTGAGCGTAGACAAATAGAATCAGCGTACTTCGTAGGCACGGTTAGTCACGATACCAAAAGGTCAGGCGAGGACTTCTTTAATGAGTTTTATGAAGTATGAGTTTGTCCGTTAAGACAATATCAAAGGGTGAGTGTAAGGAGTGGATTCTGAAGAAGCACTATCTAAAGCGAATGACCTCCTTCACTTATTCCTTTGGATTGTTTGATGATGATATTCTTGTTGGAGTTTGCACCTTTGGGAATGCCGTACCACTTACAATGAAGAAATCATTATTCGGTGATAAGTATATGGATATTGTGTACGAACTCAACAGGCTAATCACCAATGACAATCTTCAAAAGAATGCTCAATCGTTTTTTGTTTCTCAATCTTTAAAGCAACTGCCAAAGCCTACAATCGTTGTGAGCTATGCTGACAAAGCATTCGGACACACAGGATATATCTATCAAGCCTGCAATTTTATCTATACAGGATTGAGTCATACTCAACTTGATTGGAAGATTCGTGGGATGGAACACATACATAGCAGAACCCTTATGGATGAGTTTGCATTTCAAAAGGACAGGATTGCCAAGCTCAAGGAGAAATATGGTGACCTGTTGTATCAAGAGGAACGTCAACCTAAGCATCGGTATGTGTACTTGTGTGCTTCTAAAAAGCAAAAGCAGCATATTATGAAAGAAGCAAGATTTGAATCTAAACAATATCCAAAGGGAGAAAATAAAAAATACGATGCTTCGTATGAACCAACAATACAATTAAGAATAATTTAGTATCTTTAACAAAACCAATCAAATGAAAATTATAGAACTACTTGATGGCAGCACTTGGGATTTAGAAACCCTAAAGAGCCGTATGCACGATGATGATTTCTACTACGGCAATCTATCAAAGAATGCCCTGTCATCTTCAGCTTGTAAACTTTTATTAACCTCACCAAAGACCTACCACTACGTTACCAAGTACGGCAGCGAGGATTCCGATGCCTTCTCGGTAGGTCGACTCGTTCACCTGATGGCTCTTGAGCCGCATCGTGTGGAGGAGTACAACGTGATTGAGGTGCAAAGCAAGAACGCAAAGGCGTGGCAAGAAGCAAAAGGCCAACGCAACATCTGCACCCGTAAGGAGATGGATGAAGCGCAGCGCATTGCTGATGCCCTACTACGCAACGAATACTTCCTGTCAATGATTCAAGGCTGCGAGTTTGAGCAACCTGCAATCGGATTGATTGAGGGCATTCCCTTCCGAGCAAAGGCAGACATCATCGCTGATGGCTTCTTGGCTGACCTGAAAACGACAAATGACCTCCGTGCCTTCCAATACTCCTCTGCAAAAAAATATGGCTATGACGTTCAAGCGTTTATCTACACTCGCTTATTCGGAATACCCATTGACAAGTTCTACTTCATCGCTATTGACAAGGCGAGCTTGGATGTGGGCATTTACTCCATCACTCCTGAATTTGTAGCAGAAGGCGAAAGAAAAACGCTTGAGGCAATAGAATTGTACAAGCAGTTCTTCATCTTGGGTGAGGACTTGGACTCGTACACAATCTTTGGAGAATTATGAGAGAGCAATTTATGAGGATAGCAATGGCGAGGCTACGCAGCACCTATCCGTTCAAACCACAACGCAGAGCCATAGCTGCGAAGATGTGGGTGCAGTATCTTGAACGCTACGCTAAACGTGAGTGGGAGCGCAACGAAGAAGAGATGAACAAGCGGATGGACATCATCGGGCAGAACGGAAACACGGGAGAACACTATGAGTAGACCTTTTGTTGTGGCCTTCCATAAGCCTAATTCGGGAGTAACCTATCACCGAGTCTTCGCTCCTCTGATATGCCATCAAGAGGCAGATGTGATGTTCATTGAGAAGATTACGGATGTTGAACCAGATATGTGGGCAAAGGTCACGCACATCTTTGCAAGTCGTGCATTCCCTGTTGAGCCGTTTTATGACTTCGTGAAGTTATGCCGCAAGGAGGGCATCAAGTTGATTGTAGACCAAGATGACTGGTGGGTGCTACCTCCAAATCATCCCCTCAACGGATTCTTCGGTAGCCAAATGAAAGAGCGCATCATACGCTCTATGAAAGCAGCAGACGAGGTATGGGTAACCAACAAGCACCTCGCATCAAAGGTGAAGAAGTACAACACCAACATCCGTATCATTCCCAACGCCATTAGCGTTCCTACTTGGCAGATAAACCGCCAACCATCCGACAAAGTAAGATTCGGATATATTGGAGGCAACCACCATCAAGCGGATGTAAAGGCATCTACAATAGACCTCACGGGATATGAGGCTTACGTTGCTGATGTAGATGGCTACCCAGAGATGATGAAAGCACCATACACACTAAAAACATTCCCACCGAACTCATACCATCGCCTGTATGACTTCTTTGACGTGAGCCTTGTGCCTTTGGTCGGTTCGGAATTTGCCAAGTGCAAATCGCATCTAAAGATGCTTGAGGCTGGATTTAGCAAGTGTGCGCTCGTAGTGAGCAACACACATCCATACACACCATATATCACCAAAGACAACTGCATTGCTATCAACCACCCAAGCGAATGGGCAGGAGCAATCAAGAGGCTAAACGAAAACCCTAACCAAGTCCAAGACCTTGCGGATTCGTTATACGAGTGCGTACAAGACTACACGATGGACAAAATAAACGAACTACGATGCTTTACATTGTAACACCTTGCTCACGCCCACAAAACCTCAAGTACATCAAGCAGCATATCCCTGAATGGGCTACTTGGGTTGTGATGATGGATGCCTCTACCGACTTCAAAGAAGCAACAGGCGCAAACGTAACGCACTATTCAAAGAAGACAGGGAATATGGGCAACCCTCTACGCAACGAGTTTCTTGACCTCTACCAAGACCAATTCACACAAGAGGACTGGGTGTACTATCTGGATGATGATAATATCCTACATCCGAAGTTTAACGAGCAATGGTCAACCATCCACAACCTTGACTGCTCTATTGTGACGTGGGGTCAGGAAGGTAGGCTACGCCCTACCGACCAACCAAGAGTCGGTAACATAGACACCGCTTGTTATATGTTCAAACCATATCATCTTCCAAAACTACGTTTTCAGATGGCATACGAAGCTGATGGACTATTCGCTGAAGCAGCATCCAAACGAGGAACGCTCATCTGCGTAGATGCTTACCTTTGCTACTATAACGCTTTACGATGAAAAACTACAAACAAATTGAAGGTTGGTTCAACCACCAAGCAGCATACGACTTCCTAATAAAACAAGTCCCTGAAGGAGGCTCATTCGTAGAACTCGGTGCGTGGCTCGGTAAGTCATCTGCCTATTTATGTGATAACGCTCACGGAATAGATATCACAATTGTTGACACTTGGAAAGGCTCACCAAACGAACTAACCACTACCCACAAGCTCGCAACGCAGGTAGACATCTACGACCTGTTCGTTGAGAATATGGGAGACCGCAAGTACAAGGCCATCAGAGCAACATCCAAAGCAGCATCCAAGAAATTCAAGAACGAATCACTGGATGTAGTATTCATAGACCTAACCCATACGTATGAAGCGGTAAAGGAGGATATTCAGCTATGGCTTCCCAAAGTAAAGAAGGGGGGCTACATAGCAGGAGATGACTACCACGAAAACTGGAAAGGCGTAATCCAAGCAGTAGACGAGCTACTACCCCACGCTACCTTCATTGACGATTGTTGGCTCTACAAGAAATGAAGAACCACACAAAAGTCTACCTCAAAGGAATGGGCTATGACACGACCGATTGGATTCCTTGCGAGGTATGTCAATCCCAAGCCGTAGACATCCATCACATAGAAGCTCGTGGTATGGGAGGCAGCAAAGAGGCGGACACCATAGAAAACCTGATGGGATTATGCCGAGCCTGCCATAACGCATTCGGTGATAAGACCCAACATAAGGAGATGCTCAAGGCAGTCCACAACCACCACTTGTCAAAAAGGGTTATTTAGAAAAGTTCAAAATAAAAGAAAATGCCAAGAGGTAACCCCAATTTAGTCAAAGGCGTAAGCGGAAACCCAGCAGGCCGCCCCGCAGGTGTGCCTAACAAAACGACAAACAAAATCCGTGAGGCATTCCAAAACCTCATTGAAGACAATCTTGAGAATATGACCTTATGGCTCACGCAGGTAGCTGCGGATGACCCGAAGGGCGCACTTGACCTGCTTAACAAGATGGCGGAGTACACGACACCCAAGCTCGCACGGGTGGAGAACTCACACGAAGCAGCAGATGAACTCACCCAAATCAAAGTAGAGATTGTCCGTTCTGCAAGTCAAGACAAGTGAACTCTTTGAAAGGAACTACACCGCCCCCACACGGATAGTAGTCAATCAAGGCGGTTCTCGTTCTGGTAAGACCTACTCCATCTTGCAGATGCTTATTGTCATCGCAATGCAAGAGAAGGGTAAGGTCTTCTCTATTGTGCGTAAGTCACTCCCATCGCTAAAGATGACCGCATATCGTGACTTCTTTGAGATACTCAACAAACTTGATTTGTACGATGAGGCTCGCCATAACAAGAGCGACTACACCTATACGCTCAACGGCAACCTCTTTGAGTTCATCTCGCTTGACCAACCGCAGAAGAAGCGTGGAGCAAGACGTGACTACCTATTCTGTAATGAGGCCAACGAGCTTTCTTGGGAGGACTTCTTTCAGTTGTTGGTTCGTACAACGGGCAAGATATGGATTGACTACAACCCATCAGATGCCTTCCATTGGATATACGACCGCTTGCTGACCCGTGATGACGTAACGTACATACAAAGTACCTACAAGGACAATCCGTTCTTGGATGCCTCCATCGTAGCGGAGATTGAACGCCTCGCAACAACCGATGAAGACTACTGGCGCATCTACGGCTTGGGTGAGCGTGGTATGAGTCGTGCTACCATCTTCCAATTCGGGATGAACGAGATACCTGCTGATGCAACCTTGCTTGCCTATGGTATGGACTTTGGTTACACGAATGACCCCACATCGCTTGTGGCGGTGTACAAATCGGGGGACACGTTGTATGCCGATGAACTCATCTATCAAACGGGGCTTACCAACCCCGATATCAGCAACAGGCTAAAAGACCTAAACCTTGACAGGCGCACGGAGGTATTTGCTGACTCTGCTGAACCCAAGTCCATTGAGGAGCTGCATCGTATGGGATGGAACGTAAAACCCACGCAGAAGGGCGCAGATAGCGTTATAGTTGGTATTGACGTCCTGAAGCGACACAAGCTATTCGTTACCCCACGAAGCAGCAACCTAATCAAAGAGATGCAGAACTACAAATGGGTAGAGGATAAGAACGGAAACCTCCTAAACAAACCCATAGACGCATTTAACCACGCCATTGATGCTATGCGTTACGCAACATACAACAAGCTATCCAAGCCGAACTACGGCAGGTATGCCATACGTTAATTTTAAAAGGTTATTTTATTGATGGAACTAAGAGTAGTAGTACCAACCGACCTCTCTGAGATTACCCTTGAGCAGTACCAGCGCTTTGTGCGTTTGGATGGCGATGAGGAGTTTCTCACGCATAAGATGTTGGAGATATTCTGCAATGTGCCACTAAGCAAGCTGCCGAATGTAAAGTTCAAGAGCCTAAGCAACATCGTGCATCGCCTGAATAGTATGTTTGCTACCAAACCATCACTCAAGCAGGAGTTCACCATTGGTGGCCTTACGTTTGGATTCATACCGAATCTTGAGGACATCACATTTGGCGAGTACGTTGACTTGGACAATTATATGTCCGACCAACAACAACTGCATAGCACGATGGCAATCCTGTACCGACCAATCACGGAGCGAGCAGGCAAGCGATACAACATTGAGCCATACGAATCGGCAGAGAAGTATAGCGACCTAATGAAGCAGGCTCCTATGGATGTTGTATTAGGCGCAACACTTTTTTTTTATCGTTTAGGAAGCGACTTACTAATCGCTACAATGAACTATTTGGAGAAGCAGAAAACGAATACTCAGGGGAAGCACAGTTTGGACGCAAGTGGGGATGGTATTCTTCATT